CATCAGGCTGGTGTACGTTAATTCAAGAGGGAGGGACATTCGGGATACTCTCTAATCCCGTTCCCTCTGCACTAACTCGCACTGGCATTACTTGGACTTTCACCGGCACTCCGGTTGCCACTCAGTCTTATACGTTTGTGAGGCATTGTGCGAATAGCTAGCCTGATTGTCTTGTTGCTCGCAGGATCAGCAGCAGCCCAAGCGCCAATTCCAAAACCTCATACGTTCACTCCTGCATCTGTATCGCCTATATTCTGGGGAGATGTTACAGTACCTGCTACCAAAACAGAATTGGCCGAGATGAAGGCCAAGCACACGATTATCTTCAAGCGCATCGTCAAGCCTCTGCCTCCCAACAAGATAATCCCGAAGTCGCTGACGGTCTGGATATTCGACAACACCCATCCTATCAACGACGGCCTGAAACAGCATCTCAAGGAAGGCGAAGCCTACGATCCCCGCAACATCAGAGTTACAACGAAGTATCTCCGATTTGATGCCGCCGCTGGGGATCATATCTTCTGGCGCGTGGGAGGGAATCTAGCACCATGAATTTTGACATTATGACCTACGGCGGGGCAGTCTGCGACGGCGTAACAGATGACACTGCCTCTGTTCAGAAGACCATCAACGACGCCGCTGCAATGCTTCATGCTGGCGGCAGTCCTGGTCCGGTATATTTTCCTCCATCCCCACGCCCATGCAAGGTGGACACGATAACTTTTCCTAATGGGGACAATGGCTGGCTCTACTTCCTATTTGACAATGGGCTATACGCCAACCGCATCAACGTGGGAAACTTCAACGCTTTCATCGGACGCACCAGCAACTTTGAAGGGCTTTCCGGGCCATTCCTCTTCGGGCCATCGGCGAGTTGGGTGCAATGGCGAACGCCGACAAATCTATCAACTCCGTTCGTGGACATCAACGGCGTGCTCGAAGTATACTTTGAAGGCATAAACATGCAGGTGCAGGGGACGCAGCAACAGCCTGTTGTCCATGTCCACGACAATGCCGGAACTGGTTGCTCAAACATCGGCTTTAAGCACTGCGCGATGGGCGGAAGCGTCACTCCGCTCCTGCTCGATTCTTCTGCTGGCAACATCCCCGCGGGATTCAATCTGCGCCTTTTGGATTGCTCAATCGCCTCAAAAGGAAACGGTCCTGCATTATCCATCAGCAACTTCGGTTATGTCACTGTACGCGGAGGATTCCTTACTTCAGCGGCTATCCTGAGTACTCCTGACATTCAGTTGATGGATGGATACCGCTTCGAAGACATCCTGTCTGAGAACTTGGTCAACTCCCCCTGGCTGACCATCAACTGTGGAAGAAGTCCATCCAATATCATCATTGATAGCGTCCGTATCGCCGACGCCCAGGGCGCAACATATTTGGTGCTCAACAAGACTCTAGGGTCCACAATCACTATCCGCAACTGCGATGACAATGACGGCCAAACTCTGATAGACCCTGCAAGCATTCCCAACGGGCTGTCTGGAATTATCGAAAGCATTGGAGGGCGAGGCACGTACAAATTGGCTAAGCAATGCTTCCAGTGGGGGCAATTCACAAGCCTCCAAGGTCCGACAATCTACTACGCCAATCCAACTTTCGAGAAGTACATCGGAGCACCCATGCAGGTGAATCCATGAAGGCGAACTGATGTGGCCCGCTGCATCGCATTTCGTAGAGTCATCGTCACCGTGGATGACACGCCAGAGGACGACTACACTACCTTCGTGCCATGCACACGCCCGAGGTCGAGAACTGCAAGATTTTGCCACGCGCACAATCAGGCTTTTCAGGAGATAATTATTGGGATCTTGGCGCAAGGCAACCGAAGATGGAATCCGCGCGTGAGCAAATCTCCGCCAGCCCACAACGTAGCAGAGAAGGGAGGGCTCCATGACGGCAGCGATTGACGTAGCGGCCATGAACATCCTGATTGTGGCGCTGACTCCGATCCTGCTGGCGGTGCTCACAACGATTCAGCTGTTCAACGGCTGGCTGGCAAGGAAAGCAGCGGATGCCGCAGCGACCAAGGCGGAACGAGTCGCGGAAGTAGCAGCACTGTCTGTCGCCAAGGTGGACCATCAGAACGCCGTGATTCTGGACGTAGCCAACAAAACACACGTTCTCGTGAATTCCCAGATGGGCCAGCAATTGATGCTGTACGCTACAACAGCGCGCACGCTTGCCAACCTGACCAAAGATCCGGCGCATCTGGCCGCTGCCGACGCTGCCGACAGGAAGCTGGCGGAGCATCAGTTGAAGCAATCGGTGGTCGACGACAAAGAAGCGCGGGAGACTGTGCGTACATGAGAATCCTGTTGCTAGCTGTTTTGCTTAGCGGCTGCGCTGGCCAGCAGCCAACCCATGCCCCGCTGGCAACCGCTGGGTCCGTGGGCACGTTTGACGAATCAGCCTACAAGGCTCTGGTAGCCTCCAATTCGCTGATCGAGCGCACCAAGATTCAACTGGCCACCAGCGCAACCGGATGGACACCAACGCAGGCCGCAGACATAAGCCACGCGCTGGCATGGGCGATCGACTCTCAAGAAAAGACGCAAAAAGCCTACGACGCCTACAGGCAAGCGGTGCTCAATGCCGGGGACAGCCGGATACAGTTCGATGCCCTGACCGCGTGCCTAGCGGATCTCAAAGTCAAGACCTCGGCCCTCGTAGCAGCAAAACAAGGAGTAAACTGACATGCTCATCTCACTTTTGATCGCGGTGCTCGTGATCGGGCTGATTTTCTACCTGCTCAGCATCATTCCGCTTCCCCAGCCGTGGGCCAACGTCGCCAAGGTGATTCTGGTGGTGATTGTGATTATCTGGCTGTTGTCGTTCACTGGGATGCTCGGAGGGCCATATTGGGGACCGCATCGGGTGCCATGAAGACTTGTGCCCTGTGTAAGAAAGAGATCCCCCCAGGCGAGGAAGAATACCTGCGGCTGGCGGCCAAAGAAAACATACTTCTCCCTTGCAAAGTCTGCTTGAAAGAATTAAAGATGAAGATCAGAAAGCGTGACAGGCGCAAGAAATGACTGAATGCCCCCACATCCGTCTGGTGAAGCAGGAAGGCCCTTTCGAGAAGGGAACGCGGTGGGTGTGCGAGGGCTGCTCGGAGTCGTTTCGTATCACGCCGTGGGGCGAGATTACCAGCCAAAAAGGCACGAAAGAAAAGGAGAAACCGTGAGAATCAACTGGAAGCGTTTTGCTTTTGTTTTCTTGCTGTTGCAGGTAGCTTGCTTTACAGTCGCATGTTCCGCGGCGTGGTTGGCGTCCCTGTCCAGCATGCTGCCCATCCTTGAGACGCTGGTAACCGCTGCTATCTCCTTCGTGGCTGCGCTCTCAGGGTCCACTGTGTCACCGGCCATTACTGCCGCCATCAAGAAGATTGGTGACGACGTTGCCGCCGAGATCAAGAACGTGCAGGACTTGGTTGCCGTGTATCAGGCCAACGCCTCGACCGGAACATTGAGTCAGATCGAAGCAGTTATGCAGAGCATCGTTGCAAGCCTTGGGAACATCCTTGCGGCGTTCCAAGTCACAGACCCGACAACTGTCTCCAAACTGACACAATTAGTCGCTTTGGCGATCGCTGCCGCGCAAGCCATCGTTGCCCTGATTCCCTTGGTGGCGGCCAAGCTGACCTCCGGCGAACCAGTCAAGCAACTGGAATCGGATGACAAGCTGGCGGCTGGGACGCTGAACAACTTTGTGAAGGGCATGAAGTCGACCTACGTGCAGATCGTCACGGAAAAGACTGGCAACGCACCGGTGGACAAGGCCCTCGCTAGCCTTCCACAGAGCCTATGAAATTCGGCAAGCTACCACTCCGGCGGGCCGCCACGACGTTGCCCCTCAGCAACTATTTGCGGCCCTCCTACGTGCCGCGGCCAGAAGTGTGGGCGTATGAGCGTCCGATCCACTACGGGATGCTTCTTAACGATTCAACCGGGGATTGTGTTATTGCTGCCTGCGCGCACCTCGAACTCTCTTGGCAGGTAGTCACAGCCAAGCCGCCCACCGAAATCACCGATGAACAAGTCATAGCCGACTACTCCGCCGTAGGCAACTACGTGCCTGGCGATCCGGCCAGCGACCGCGGCTGCGACATGCTGACCGCGATGCACTACGGGCTCCGTACGGGCTACGTTGGCCGGCCGCCGTGGCAAACCTTTGCTTCACTGGACGTGCAGAACACCGACCAGATCAAGGTGGCAACGTACACATTCGGCGGGGTTTTGGTGGGATTTTCCGTACCCAGCTCCATGGCTGACCAGATCAATGCTGGCCAGGAGCCAGACTGGAAGTACCGGCCAAACGACAAGCCAAGCGGAGAAGGGCATTGCGTGCTGGTCACCGGCTATGGGCGGTCAGGATTCGCTCTGGTTAGCTGGGGCAAGGTCTACCGCACAAGCTGGCAGTTCTGGATGGCAAACGTGGACGAGGCCTACAGCCCCGTATCCCGGGACTGGCTCAAGGCGAGCGGCGTGGCACCGGCGGTGGGGCTGGACCTGGACGGGCTGGTGCAAGACCAGTCAGTGATCGAGGCGATGGCATGACCACCTTATACGGGAAGATATTGCTAGCAAATCCAATGCGCTTTCCTGGGCAATGGGTGCGGCTGAAATTGTATATGTTTTGCGCTTATGCAAGCCGTATTTTCCATTCAATTTGGGGCGTAAAATGACGGACGACGAAGCCAAAGCCCTCTGGGCCCTAGCCTTGGACTTCGCCAAGCTGAAAGAGCATGCCGCAGCACGCAAGCGGGAAGACTTGAACCACGACTGCAATGCGGGGATAGAATTGGCTTATTTAGATGCGTACACTCGCTTGAGTAATCTGCTGCCGCCGTTCACGGCCAACGGTGGCTGATGCGTGGCGATGCCCTACTGCTGGCCTATGCTTGGCTGTTGTTTTGGGGATTTGCCGGGCCGTGCTGGCTGATGTATCTCACGTACCGGATGTTTCGCAGGCCGAGGACCATCAAGAAGACGGATGGCTGATGGACAAAGAGCGCATAGAGCTGCAAAAGTCTGTAACCGATACGCTTATGCGCGCGATGGAACATGCCGACAACATGAAGCAAGTCATCGTCTTGTACGAGACGCACGAAGATTGCAAGACCTCGACCGGGGGAGTCTTTACCCAGGAAGACGTGACGCTATCAAAAATCAACTGGCTATTGGACCTCGGGAAGCATTGGCTTTTTGACGACTGACAAAGGAGAAACATGCAAGCACACCAAGAACGGGTCGTGGCGGAACTTAAAGACCTGACAGTAAAGCGCGAGAAGTTGGGTGCGTTTCTGGCTGGCAATCCTAATTTGGCGTCGTCGGTGCCGAAAGACGAGCTGGCCCGGCTTCGCAGGCAATTCGACATCATGGTCAGCTACGAAGGCGTGCTCCAAGAGCGGATTGACCATTTCTGACTTTTGGCTGGTGGGCGCACGTTGTTGCTGGAGTGCGGGGACAACCAGCCAGAAAGGACGGGGCAGGTTCCTAGCCGGGCTTGCCTCTAACCTTCCCTTTTGCTACCCTAGCCGCAGACCGCAATCCTGTTCAACCCGAACGCTACAAGACGCCTCCATCCCTCGGTGGGGGCGTTTTTTATTCAAATCCGGCGCGCGCAATTTTCTGGCTGGATTCCTGCCTTGTTTCTTGTGTCAGAAAATACACAGCTTAGTGTTGTGCGATGGGCGCAGTCTGCGGATCAGTTCTCGCTCTCGCGGTTTCAAGATAGCTCTCAGCTTGCACTGGGTTTCAGCTTTCATCTCCTCGACGATGCGCAACTCAAAGAACTCTATACCCTTTTCCTTTAGCAATTTATCGAACAGTCCAGCAGTTGAGCGCAAATGTCTGTTGTGCCTGTTTTTCAGGGCAGATTTAGCAGAATAAGGCCCGGAGACCATCCCCACATAGACGGAATTGCCGTTTCCTCTTTGGAAATATCCGTAGATGGCCCCGTAAACCATGTTGTGTCAGAAGATATACACCAAAAGTGTGTCAAATTGTCGACTTTTTCTTCGGCGGCCATGCGGATTCCGCTTGACACGCCTGCGGGAAGCTGGTAATAATAATAATCATGAGAACGAAGCCAGCGAAGTCACTGACATGCGGGAAGTGCGGGGCCAAGTGGACGCCGCGAAAGCCGGAGCCGGTCCAGTGCCCCCGTTGCAAGAGTCTAGCCTGGAGGACAGTATGAGCACCAAAGAAACCGTTGACGCGATGCTGTCAGAGGCCAGTTTCCTGCTATTCGGCTGCTCGTATGACGTTCTCGATGCGGTGCGCCAGTCAAAGTGCATTTCGGAGGCGTGCTGCAAGTTCAGCGACGTACAGCTGGAGGCTGGGGACAATCTGCGGAAGGCCACGAAGGAGGCAGCATGAACCTAGATGAGTTGAAGGCTGCGATCGCCAAAGAAGCTGGACTGAACATGGAAAACAAGGCCAAGGGGTTGTGCGTCGATTGCGGCAAACCTGCCCTAGAGAACTGCTATTCCGAAGCTGGCCGGGCAGAGGTAGCAATCACTGGCCTATGCGAGTTTTGCTATGACAAGGCTTGCGAGGAGGAAGAATGACACCCGAGCAGATCAAAGCCCTCGAAGCCCGCCACATGTCGGACTGGACAGCCGAAGAGATGGAAGCGTACAAGTTGGCTACCGGGCAAGATTACATATGCGCGATGTGTGGCGGAACGTTTGAAAAGAGCCGCTCCGACGAAGAAGCCCTTGCCGAGATGAAAGAGAACTTTGGCGACGTGCCCGCAACCGAGCCGCTGGACATCGTTTGCGACGATTGCTTCCAGAAGATCGACCCAAAGACGCATCCCGCAGAATTGGCAGGATGGAAGGCCGAGCGTGAAATATCCTACGACCCGAAGTGCGGTGACTTGGCGCGTAACTTCCTGATGGACTATGCGATGGCCGATGCGGACTATCGCGAAGCAGAGAAGGCTCTGGCAGGCGTGATTCAACTGACCATCGAAGAATGGCTGGAAGAACGATTTGCCCCGCACACGCACCCCTGTCAGCAATGCGACAAGGTAGTGACCGAGGATTGCACCTGCACGCGAGGCCAGTACATGACTTGGTGCAGCTCGAACTGCCGGGCGGCTTACGACCTATGAGCCAGCCAACGATGGGCGAGTTGAATTGTTTGGCAAGGATTCTGCGCAAGGCCACGCACCGGAATGTCGCAGACGCTTTCTTGAAGGCTTTCCTGTATGCGGTTTGGCCTAAATGGTACGAGCGCAACAAGTGGGAATTCTACCGGACGAAAGGAATCAAACCATGAGCGACGAGCCAAGGGCTTTTACCGTGTGCCCGAAGTGCGACCAAGTTATTTGGTGCGATGATTCGTGCGGCTGCCCGGACGAACTGCGCGACGCCATCTTCAACGAATTACTTGCAGCTGAATCAGCCCGTCAGGCAGCAGCCAAGGCCCTGGCAGACGAAATTCTAGCGGAACGGCAGGCGATCAAGGAAAGCTGCGAGCGGGGCTTGCTGATGCTGGGCTTGACGCCGCGAAGCTTCGCCAATCGGCGCACGAGGCATGGGCTATGAGGCCTACAGAGCTTAGCGAAGCTGTGGCTGACATTATGACGAAGACCTGCAAGCGGGTCTTTAGAGCCGAAGAGATGACGTGGGATGAGCTCGACCGCTTTGCCGACCGCGTGATGATGCTTTGCGAGGACGAAAAGGCCAAGCTGCAAATGGAGCGGGAAATTGACCGGGCCGAGCAGATGTTGGATGCGAGAAAAGAGGAAGGCAAATGACTGAACAAGTGAGCAAGGCCAATGGCGCGGTGCCTGTTGCCGAAGTGGTAACGCCAAAGAACCTGATCGAGAAGCTGGCGGAGATTGTTGACGAGATCGACAACGTGGACAAGCGCGGAACGAATACGTTCCAGAATTACAAGTTCGTGAAGGCTGCGGACGTGGCGTGGCTGGTGCGTAAAGCCCTGTCAGCCCGGAATATCTACATGGTTGCCGACGTGATCGAGATTCGCAACTACGAGATTCCGGCCAAGGAAGGGCACATGCAAGCCGTGGATGTAAAGATGGAGTTCAGCTTCCATGATGGCGACTCCATTTGCCCGCCGATCGTGCTCCACAGCTATGGGACTGGAACTGACAAGGGCGACAAGGCCGTCTACAAGGCCATGACCGGAGCCTTGAAGTATGGGCTTCGCCATGCCTTCCTGATTCCAGACGAATCGGACCCGGAGGCGGATACTAGCGTAGACAAGGCCACAGCCACGGAGAACGCCAAAGCGGTAGGCGAGGCCAAAGTAGCCAAGATGCGCGAGAAAGCCGCTGAGAAGCCCGCTAAAACGCAAACAACGCTATTCTGGTGCTCTCCTGACAAGTTCAGCGGGCATCGGGCGGTATTTCTCAACCTGAAAGAGTTTGGTGCCGGGCTGAACGAAGTAGCGGCCGAGGGGCTTCGCCAAATCCTCAAGAAATACTTGAAGGGCGATGAAAACAACGGCATGTGGGTGCCGACCGGGAAGGCTGGGATGGAGGCCTTGCTGGTGGAGCTAGAGGGTTGCGGCGTGCCGACCAAGCAGTTGCAGAGCAATGGCTGATGCCTAGCGTGGAACAAGAGATGGCGCGGCTGAAGTGGCTGTTGACGGAGGGCAAGGTTGCGCCTACCGATCCCTGTAAGCTTGTTTGCCCGAAGCTCGAGGCCAAAAAGCGCGTCAAGAACACGGAAGGGCGGACCCGGCTGGTGGTCCAGCTGGACACCCCGGCAACGTACTCTGAGTTTGCAGCCCAGTTTGCGCGCTACAAGGAGCTGACCGGGAACCCGCAGATAGCCTTCAGTCTCATGTTGAGACTCTTGGCCGGGCTGAGCGATGACAGCATCAAGCGGTTGGCGGCGGACGATGCAGAAAAGCCGAGTTTGGGGGATGCATGAAACCAAGATTTGAAAGAAGGGACATTGACGAATATCTCGAGGAGCAGGACAAGTTCGAACATGCCCGGCTGGCCAAGAAAGAATTGACCGGCTCAGATCTTTGCATCGTCATGGCCTGGGTAGCCTTTGCTGGCACGCTCTTGGGCTTGCTCATCTGGTCGGCTACGGGGGCGCCGTGAAGCGGCCAAACGTAGGCCAGATATTGATGGAAAAGCACTTAACGGAGATGGGGATTCAGTTCGAGGAACAGGTCAGAGTGTGCCCGACTAGATTGTGGTCATGGGATTTCTTTCTGCCGGAATGGCGCGTGGCGATCGAGATTGACGGGATGTATCGCGGAACGCATGCCAGCTGGGGTGAGGACTACGAGAAGCAAAACTATGGAGTCATGGTGCAAGGCGTCCGGGTGATTCGCTTCACTGTCAGGGAGGTTGAGCGCGGCCAGGCGCGCGAATATCTGGAGGCGTGGCAAAGTGGCAGGGCTACCCCACCAGCCGGAAACGATCGTGCAGGAAATCGCCACAAGTCTGGCAGCAAACGGCAATCTAATGCCTAGGGGATTCAAGTATGACCGTACAGAGACAGAAGCAGCGTACGCTATTGGTATCCTCACCGATAAGAAGAGGCGCAGCTTTATTGGGCGACTTCCTGACGGTTCCCTCCATGAGATTTTGGCTGGAGCGGATAAAACCAAGAGACATAGCGAGATTATGGAAAGGGCTAAGGGAGTCTGCGAGCGATGCTCCGTCCCGCACTACGTGGGCGCGATGGGAGAATGGGACCACATCCATGCAGGAACGTCTCGTCGATGTGATTGTAAACACAACGGAAGATGGGTTTGCGCTGCATTTCATCGTAAGCGGCACGTCCAAGTCCAATGGAGCCAAAGATGACCAGCAAAGAGAACCAGATAGCCCGGTCCGCGGTTAGAGCCTTGCTGCGGGAGCTGCGCCGGCGGCATTGTGACAATTTCCGGCCGATCGGCGTAGGCTGCTGGGGCAAGGCGACGGTGCGGATGCCGGGAGGGAAGCCAGTAAAGCGAGGCAAGCCATGAACGTAGAAGTTAATGCTGCTTTTGTAAAAGCAAAAGATTCCTTTCCAGTTGAAACCGGGCTGCTGCTGGTGACTCCTCCGCTCAACGAAGACTACTGGATGTATCGCGTCCTGTTGAAGCATGGACAGGCAATCGTGGCTTTCCCTAAGTTTGGGACAATTGGCTGCGGGTTCGCCAAAGAGACGGATTGGAACACCAATCTGCCCATCGACGTTCCGGCAGAGCAAATCTACGCGCACATCAAGCACAACAAAAAGTACCGGGACATAACGAGCGCCCAGTGCATCGACGCGATAAACGCCATCAAGAAAGTCATTGCGGAAGGGAAGGTGCGGCCATGAGCCAATGCGAATCGACGCTTCTTGCTGACGGGTCAACGCTTAGGTGCAAGCATGAGTCCGGCCATGCCCAGTGGCACGAATCAGGCGATTGGGAATGGTGGGACGACGCCGCGCACAAAAGGCAGAAGAAACAGGCCGACATGATGGGCAACCAGCCACAGCAGGAAATGAGCAGTTTGCGCGACATCAAGGCCAAACTCGACGAGCTGGACAGGAAAGTTTACAACGTGCAGCAAACGCTCGACGTTCTTCGCCAGAGCACGCTGGGCTTGCTGACGGAAGAAGTGCGCAGGCTTGGAACTGAAGTTGCCGTCTTGCGCGAGCAATGCTCTCGTTCTTCTGACAGGCTGGCTCGCTTGCTGGACATTTTCAGCCAAGGGGCTCGACCGCTGGCCGCGAAGCCCAAGGCAAAGCCTGCTCACAAACCGAGCAGCGGGCAGCATCGCAGCTAGCGCGGCGGATAGATTGGGAGATGACTTTGGAGGTATGAATGGCCAGTCGTGAAGAGCGGATGAATGCTATTTTCAACAGCAACAAACCTGACTATGAAAAGATGATCGAATATCAGCAGACCATCATCGAGGAACTTCTTTGGCAAAATCAATCTCTCACAAGATTGTTTATCGCGGCACAAAATAAGAAATTGGAGGAGATGAAGTGAGATTGCTGGATTTGTTTTGCGGGCGCTGGGGCTGGTCGAGGGCGTTTGCTGCGCGAGGGTGGGAGTGTTGGGGCATAGACTTGGTATCTTCGGACTTGCCGGCCGCGAATGCGAAATTCTACTGCGCTGACATCCTGGACCTGAACGGAAACGATCTTCTGCGCTTCCAACCGGATTTTATCGTTGCCAGCCCGCCGTGTGAGCAATTCTCTGTCCACGGCATGAAGCATTTCCATCCCAACCCGCCTTACCCAGAATGGGGCATCCAACTGTTCAACCACACTCGCGCTATTCTTGAGGATTCTGGCGTGCCCTATGTAATAGAAAACGTCAGGGCTGCGCAGAAATTCGTTGGAAGGGCCCGGAACCACTGTGGACCGTTCTATTTGTGGGGAGTTGGGGCTCCCCCATTATTGCCGCAAGGAATCATCAAAGGGACGCGGATTACACCAGGCAATACCGTCCAGAAAATGCTCGATGCCGGCAACAAAGAGGCGGTGCGCGAGATTCGCAGAAAGCAACAGAAAGATTTTTCTGCACGTGCTGGGGGTTCCAGCAAAGCACCGGCACTATCGGCCACCATACCTCCAGAACTAGCGAATTGCGTGGCCGCCTATGCAGAGCGATTGCTAGAGCAGAAACCTCTTGACAGGGGAAGCGATGCAGCGCCTGACAAATAGATTCCTAACACCTGGCATCACCAAGTTTGGCCTGAATGAAATGGTCAAAGAACTGGAAAGGAAAAGAGGAATGGACATAAACAACATATTTACCTATCACGCACCGGGGCCGGAGCATCTTCCGAAGTACGAAGCAATCCGCGCCAAAGCAAAGGAAATGGGCCAGTGTATAGTTGATAACACGCCAGTGAGCGCGGACCAGACAGCAGCAATCCGCCTTCTGCGCGAGGCCGTGATGACGGCAAACGCAGCTATTGCACTCGACGGAAAGCTGTGATATGAAATGAAAAGAGGAATTCACGCGAGTCGGGCCGAGCGTTTAGCGGTTCTCATGGCTGGGCACAACTTTCCGCTCACCGACTCGCAGAATTTCTTAGAAAGTGCTCAGCCAATAATTGCTAACGCTTTCCAACTCTACGGCCTTCACTGTTGGCGCTTCGGCGCGAATGAAGGGTGCAGCACATCGCCATCCCAAGCACACAAAAAAGTCCGGGCAACTCCTGACCGCGAGACCCGTCCCGTCTATTCGCTTGGGGTGTCTGCAAGATTCGTTGCAGAGAGTGGGCACGCAGGCCCGCTTCAAGCATTCTCTTGTGGGGCGTTCGGAGCGTCGGCCCGAGAGAGCGTCAAATCTGCGCCAAGCGGCTGGAACCTCGGCTACTCTGAGACTAAACATTTCGCTGTAACTTGGGGGTGCGTGCATACCCCGCACGCACAAAAGCCAAGTCAACAGCGGGAGTAAGACGGAGAGGCGGTTTTATGCTTGAGATGAATGAGCTTTGCTGGTTGGCTGGACTTCTTGAAGGTGAGGGATGCTTTCACGCCCAGCCGCAGGGCAGAAAGAGAACTCCGAATCTGCTCATTCAGGTGGCTATGACGGACAGGGATGTTGTCGAGCACGTTGCGAAATTATTTGGATGCAATCTCAGAACACCTTGCAAGCCAAGAGCGCATCAACACAAAACGGTTTACTCTGTCGGCGTCTGTGGCATAAAAGCTCTGGGCTGGATGATGACGCTTTACCCGCTCATGGGCGCACGACGGCAAGCAAAGATCAGGGAGATTATCGGTGCAGCAAGATGCCCAAGAACGGTCTGAGCACAGCATAGAGATCTGGTTCCAAGAGGACTTTGCAGCTCGCCGCTGGACCTGCCGGTGCGAATGTGGCTGGGTTGGATGCTACACCAGCGAAGCGGATGCGGTGCGGGGCCGAGAAGCCCACAAGGAGCAAGCTGATGAATGCACTGCAAAAGTTGCACGACGACTTGTTAGCCCTTGAGCGAAGTTACTGCCCGACCAGCGAGAAGCAGAAGGTCCCTGAATGGTGGACAGTTGCAGGGTATCGCATGGCCGTGGAAGGGGCATTGAAGGGAATCAGGAGGCACGAATCTCGCGCAGTAAGGGCTTATGGTGAACGAGCACCACGGTTTGATGCGGTAGCCATGGCAGTTGACGCAGCAGTTAGGAAGCAGCAGCAAAAGGAGAAACCATGAAGATCCGTCTGGCAGTACTCGCAGTGCTGATGTGCGCAGTAGGGGCCCAGGGACAAGCTGTGCCATCGTCCGACACATTCACGTTTGGCGCTGGAGCGCAGTGTTCCAGCATCACGACGTGGAATGGAGTTTCTGGTGCCTATCCGCAAGACATGGGAGCGATCTGCCTATTTCAAGGGGATGAGAATGGCGGCTATGGCTCGTTTCTGGATGTGCCCTGGCAGCTTGGCTTCCTGAACAACGGGTATCTGGCAGGCTGCGATCCGCTAACCTGGCAGCCCAAAGTATTCACCCTGGGCGATGGCACCCACAACGGAGATACGTTCACCGTCGCGGGAGCTACCACGTGCCCGTACTACACCGGAGAGTACGGCACCTATGAAGACAGTAACAACCGGCTGGATGGGTTCAGTGTGGTGGCCAGCTACACGGTGGTGGCACGGCGGTCGTGCGGGCGATTTGGCTGCCACACATACCTGAGCAACGTGCTTACTGGTGGGACGGGCGTGGTCAGTGAGGCGCTGCTAAACCAATGAGCGAGTTTAAGCGAAAAGGTGACAAGCACCGCTATTCTTTTCGTGACGCAAAGTGTATTGGTTTGACTTGCTGGGGGCCGGGGTTATACCAGCATCGCGGAGCTACTCTAAGCGGCTCGCGTAACACCGGCAGTCCTGATTCACCGTGCTGCATGAATCGCGCCTATCACGGCTGCCCAAACAATATTCCAGCGTTTAGCAAGGAGCTCTCCGCCGAGCGCAAGAAAGATGGGTGGAAACTAGCATGAGCGAACCGAATGATCTTGTAGGATGTGACTGCGACGAGTTTCCCGAATGTACGCACGCGCTTTATTTCTACATGGGCGCGAAGCATGCCATGAATGATACGCCGGACGGTGGTTGTGAGAAACAGGGGGCCAGCATGGATGAGTTGAGAGCACAATTACGCAAGATACTCGAAAGTCCGGTGCACAACTGGTGCGTTGATGGAAAGTCAATCGTTCATACCTCCGATGGTGCTCCGCTGATTAGGGACCATGTGGCTAGTCCGCAAAGTCTTGCCCTGATAGCTGATGCGCTTAATTTTATCGTGAGGCGTTTGGCATTGCAGGAACTCGCCGCCCAGCCCGTCCCGGCAGAGGGGGCGCAGGACCGCAAGCTCGAACAACTGCGCGCCGAGCTGCACGGCTTCAACCTTGGGCTAGAGCGGGCAGCGAAACTGGTTGCGCCCAGGGTGGGAGAAATCATTGCTGCGGACATCCGCGCCCTGGAGTACCCGAAAGAGGAGCTAGCCGTGTTGGATAAGCCAGCAACGAGTGATCCGGAAGCCGCGTCGTGGAAGTGCAAAGCGCAACGTACCGCCGACCCTCCGCAGGATTGTGGCTGGCCGGGCTGTGGATGCGACCCGTACGCCGACAAGGTTATTGCGGCGTTGTTTGAAGGCAATCCGGGAATGTCTGCTATGCCCTCTCGCCCGCCGACTGATCTGCTGAAGGAAATGGAAGGGCTGCGGGATGAGTTGTTAGGCAGCGGCGGGAAGTCCTGCTACTTCTGCCGATACCGCTCCAACATGCAGATGTGTCCAGAGCATATGGCGAAGCATGAGGTAGCGGGGAAACTCGACGCCATCCTCACCCGCGCCAATAAAAAGCCATGAACAACCAGGACATCGTGCGTTTCTGGAAGAAAGTCAACAAGAATGGCCCAATCCCCGAATATCGGCCAGAGTTGGGGCCGTGCTGGTTGTGGCTTGGGCATACACTCCGTGGATACGGACTTTTCAATGTTTCAACTGGCAGGCGAAGGGCGCACAGGGTGCTTTACGAGCACATCAATGGACCCGTGCCTGACGGGCTTGGATTAGATCACCTTTGCCGGGTCAGAGCGTGCGTGAATCCCGCTCACTTGGAACCTGTCACCAACCAAGAAAATCAGCATCGCGGATTCGGAGTAGTGGGCATTAACGCGCGGAAGACTCACTGCATACGGGGCCATGAATTTACAGGAAACAATCTAATTATCAGGCCCAACGGCTGGCGGGCTTGCCGTACTTGTGATCTGCGGAAACAGAAAAACAGGAGAGACTACAACCGCGTGCATAGACTTTGCATTCACTGCTCAAAACTCGTTAGTGCTGGCCATACGGCTTGCGACGAGTGTTTAGCAACGCAACTTATAAGGGCGAGATTGCGTCGCACCAAAAAGGGCACGAGCAAGGCGGAATGATGCGCTGTGCGAAACAGCACAACGGAATCTTCTTGACACGGGCGCGCGTAACGCATTAGAAATAGAATCGTTCCCTCACGCCGAGGGTATGTCAGTCAGCGGCGACTCCCACCGAAGGCGTAGCTATCGCAAAACAAATCGAAGTCATCCTTCCAGACAGCGGCAGTTCTTACCACGTATCCGTTGATGAAGCTAAATCCTTGGTTGCCAGCCATCAGGCCAAGTGGATCAACGGCCAGCAAGTCAAGCGAGCCCCCGACGAAAGCAAAAAGTCCATCTGGGCAGCCATTGAAAGCGGACCAGAAGGCCCGACGGTGATGCAACTCACATGAGCGGAAAGCTTGGACGTCCTAGGATAATCCTCGATGAGCAAAAGATCAGTCAATTCATAGGTAAAGGCTTTACGGTTGAATGGGTTGCAGACTTCATGGGCGTGCATGTCGATACGCTCTACGCAAACTATTCCGAAGCTTTGCGAAAGGGCCGAGTGTTCAGGGATGGCTGCTTACAGGCCAAACTCTACAAATCGGCCATGACCGGCAACGTCACAAATCAAATTTGGCTCAGCAAGCAATGGCTCGGGTTTGCAGACAAATCGGAAGTTAAGGCAACGGTACGAGATGAAACGCCAGAAGTCAGCCACCTCACGGACGCGGAACTTCAGCAGGTGCGCAGCATCATTGATAGCGCAGGCCGTGTGGGATGAGTCCTGCCGGCGCGATCCGCTGTATTGGGCGCAAACGTGGACAGCGACGGAGAATCCCCACTACGAAGCGCAAGGGCTCGAGTTTCGCGCGCCATTCCCGAAGAAAAGCTATTTCCGCCTGCTGTTTGATGCTCTGGCTCACGAAGCGAAGCTGTTCATCCCCAAATCGCGCGACATGATGACAAGCTGGTCGGCCCTGATCTGGGCCACGCATCAGGCACAATGGAACAAAGCCTTTGCAGTGGTGCAGACCATGAAAGAGAACAAGGCAATGGAGCTCATCGGCTACGCAGACTGCCTTTACCGGAACCAGCCGGACTGGCTGAAAGCCAAGCACCAGCTCAAGAGTTCGAACGCTACAGAGATGAACTGGGCGGATGGCGGCCGAGTCTTGGCGGTGCCAGGTGGCGAGCACCAGATTCGCACGTACCATCCAACTATCTTCATACTCGACGAATGCGCTTTTCTGCCGGAGGCCGAGCAATGCTACAACTCGGCCAAGGCGTCAAGCCCACACGTTCAAATGATTGCAGTTAGCTCTGCCGGGCCTGGCTGGTTTGCTGATCAATGCGAGATTTGAGCCCTGTTTTCGACGGCAAGCGGACAATCCCTAGCCCAGAGTGCAGAGCGCTGATCAGGCAGATGCTCAACCTTGGCCCCAAAGACAAAGTGCTTGAAATCGGCACAGGCTCAGGAACGATGACCAGCGAGTTTGGGGCAACGGGGGCAGAAGTTCATTCGATCGAGCTCGAGCCCTGGGTTGACTCGACCAAGATTACCGGCGACTACGTGTTTCTGCACACAGGAGACGGCAAGAATGGTTTACCGCACATCGCTCCCTTTACAGCCATCGTAGTGACTTGCGGGGTAGAACAGATTGAAAAGGCATGGATCGACCAGCTTGGGCCTCGTGGGCGCCTTGTAGCCCCTATTGGCGACTCGTCAAGCCAGAAGCTGACCATGTTCCGCAAGGAAGGCACGGAGTTGGTTCCTGTCAGGGTAGCGGCGTACACACGCTTCAGCATGATGAAAGAACGCCCAAGCCCACGCCCGCCTAAATATCAACCTTTTGCCAGTCAAGAGAGGGGCGGTTGAGCCGGGCATTGGCCGCAGTGGACTCCTGTTTTCACGTAAAGATGGCATCTGGCTGGCAAGCCCTATGAAGAAAGCATGGCTAGTGACCCACCCGGAGACAAAGCTCGATCATGAAGGCCGCATCCACGGCCATCTTGACCCGCCGCTATCGTACTCCGGGCAGATCAAAGCCCGCCAGATCGCCAAAGGCCTCAAAGGGAAGGGCATCACCAAGATTCACAGTTCACCGCGGAAGCGAGCCTTTGAGACAGCGCAGCACATCAGCAAAGCCACAGGGGCCCCGGTAGAAGTCCACGCCGACCTCGAGCCGTGGAAGTTGGGAAGCATGAGCGGCGCAAAGACCGCAAGCATCAAGCCCTTGCTGGATTTCTTCAGTTCGAGGCCTGACAGGGTAGTACCGGGTGGCGAGGCCAAGAACGACGTCCTCAAGCGTTACGCCAAGTTTATGAAGCAAGTCAAGCCAGGAGAGGCCATCGTTGGCCATTCCCAGCACAGTTTGGCGCACGATTACATCAAGAAGGGCGGAGATGCGGCTAGAGTGCCAATGGTCGAGGGGCACGCAGGCGAAGTCAAGGAGATAGCGCTATGAGGGACATCATGAAGGGGCGCCACAACACAGGAGGCCGGACAGCCAACCCTGGCAAGATCAAAGGAGGCCAGTCGGAACCTGCCAGCAACAAAGTGGTGACAGCTTCAAGCCCAAGGACCAGCAGCAAGAAGCCCTTTGTCCCAGACTCCAAGGAAACGTCTCAAGATGAGATGAACTTCATCAAACAAGCTCCTATGCCGTTCAAGGACAAGAACTCTACAGGCATGAGCCCATCGCCAAGCGCACCAAAAGGGGCTGTCCCAGGCCAAGAGCCCAAAAACATCTATGCCGGGAAGTCAGGCAACTCCGCTCCAAAGAACCCAGCAGGCCAAGCGGTAGGCTATTCGAAGCTGCCCAACCAGAGCGGGCAGATTGGCGGCAGAATGGGTTTCCCTCCTCCCGCGCGCAAGGCTGGAGCACAGAATCTCAGCAGTGTAAAGGGCGGGTCGCATTTCTTTGGGGACAAACGATGAAACGCACACAGCAGGGCGTACCAGCGGCAGAGCACGGCAAAGTGGCAGGCGATGGCGTCGGCAACCGCCCATTGATGCAAATGCCCACCAAGGGCGGCAGAAACGCGACCACAAACGAGTCCCGCCGCGGTGCCGGAGGCATGGCCCCCAAGCCTTCAGGAGGAGCAGCTCTTCCGGGCAACGATCGCCCAAGCCATCCTGTTCAGGCAGGTCTTGCCCGCGTCAAGCAAGTTGGAGGAGCGCCAGCCGCTGGCAGCTTTACTCCTGTCCAGAACAATGCCCAAGCGAATCTGCTTGGTCAGTCTACAGGACAAGCAGAAGTCCTTCCTCGAGGCGCCTCGGCAAACATCGCGGCAAAGTCGCAGATGCCTGTAAGGAACAATCCAGTAGCGACGGGGAAGCCTCGGCGCAAGGGGCTGGGCAGTGCGTTCTACGGTGATGCCTGACGGTGAATGAATCTATGGCAAGGGGCACAAAGCCACACTACATCCAACGGTTTCAAATAGTCAGGATGATGCGCTTCTGTTTTCTCAGCTCCACATCGTTGGCAGTTAAGTTTTATCAAGCGGCAGTATCTAACTTCAGCGCGAGCCTTGGCGCGTATGCGGGCTTTCTCGCAACGCTCAGGAGTCATGTGCGAGATGTGATCATATTCTGGATGGAGTTTCCTGTAGGTGCGATGGTAAGTCGCGTGGCAGTTAGCGCAATAGGATTGTCCAAGTGCTCGGCGTGGGTTAATTTTGCACTTTGAGCAGTTTTCCATGCTGAAAATTTTACCATAAAACGGAGACATAATGGCGGACATCTATCGAGTTATCTACGTGGACAATGGCGGGCAGTCACAAGCTGTCTATGTCAGTGCCACTTCGGAGCAGAATGCTGTTGCTGGCGCCAAGAGCAACGACAAAGGGCACAAGCAGCAAATCACCGCAACGGTTGTTATGCACAATATCGTAGCAGGGAGCTGAATCATGGCCGGAACGACAAACGTCTATCAGGTGGATTACCATTTTGAACTTGGCGGAAAGATTGCCGGGCCAAACTATCAGGCCAGCGTCAGCGCAGCGGCTAACGATTACAACAGCATCCGCACGGTGCTGAGCAACAATGGCCTGCTGCTGGGAAGCGGCACGCTGGTAATCGACAACGTGCAGGCAGATCCCAGCGGCACGCAGACGATTTACACCTGATGGACATAGCATTCCCTCACAAGGGGATCTCAACCTGGAAGAATCCTCACGGAATCAGTATCTTCCGGTTGCACTACTCGGCCGACGAGGACAAGACTCCGGAATGGGCTGCAAAGCAAAAGGCGGCAATGACCAATGAAGCCGATTACGAACAAGAATACGAAATCAACTTCTCAGCCAAGCTCGGGACGCTCATCTACCAGCTGCACGAAGAAGCCACCCTTGAGAATAGCTTTACAATTCCAAAGGAATGGACGAGATACTTTGCGCTCGACCCCCATCCGGTTGTCCCGCACGCTGCACTTTGGATTGCCGCTGATAAGTGGGGAGATTTCTGGGCCTACCGGGAGTTGTGGCCAAGTAAGATTTACGGTCAAAGAGGGAATGTCCCCGAAGACGACAACCGCTACAGCATCAAGCAATACGTAGAAACGGTCCAATGGCTCGAATCGGCCGACAACCCCGAGAACGAAGGCCGCGACGAAGACATCTACACGCGGGTAATCGACTATGCTGCTCGAGCGATGGGCCAAGGATTCTTCGATGAAAGGCCGGAATACAACTTCCAGAAGAGATTTGAGGAGTTGGGTGGCTGGAACTTCAAGGATTGCATCAAGGACAACCTGGCAGGCCCTGAGAAGGTCAACGAATGGCTTAAGCCGCGGGACGTGGAACAGGCCGACGGAACGTTCAAGCCGAAATCCAAGCTGCACATCTTTCAGGACAGATGCCCCGAACTGATTCACGAACTAAAGACCAGCCGCTTTCAGCAGCTAACTCCGGTCATGGCGGAGCGCTCGGATCCCACTGGCAAAGCACAGTCGAAGCGCAACCACGTAACCGACGGTTTGAAATACCTGGCAATGGCAAATATAGAATTCATTCCTGACAGGCAAATGAAGAGCAACTGGAAGCCGATTAGTGCTGGAGTAAACTACTAAATGTCATGCTACAATAGCTGGCATGGGAAGACCAAAACTACCACGCATTCGCCCCGATTCCAAAGTGTGCTCCCTTTGCGGGAAACGGAAAGCTTACAAAGCTTTCGCCAACGACAGTCGCACGCCGGACATGCTGAACTCTCGTTGCAAGGGATGTATTTCATCGGAGAAACAGGTCTGGCGACTAAAGTTAAAAACTGCCGGGAAATGGACGGAATACCTACGTCATCGGCAATGGCGCGTAAAATACGGGCTAACACCGGAAGATTACGCCCAGATGCTCAAAGCGCAAGACGGTGGCTGCGCTATCTGCCGCAAGAAACCATCGTACTTTCTTCGCGTAGACCATTGCCATCAGACCAAGATTATTCGCGGGCTGCTCTGTGCTCCTTGCAACACCGCGATTGCCCATCTCGGGGACAGCGCCGAGCTTCTGCAAAGGGCTTTGAGGTATTTGGATAATGGCTCAAGAAATTCCAGGAACGAGCCAGCAAGAACCGCAGCAATCCTCAGAATCTACAAGCAAAGGGAAGCGAAAGTCTAAGCGCACGCCTGAAGGTGTTGCAGATATTCTTGATCGAAGAAATGAATCCCGCAGATGGATGCAGATAAATATGTGGGATCAGTTTGAAGATGTCTTCAGGGCTTCGAAGTGCCGCACCAAGCCCATCATGGTGACGGACAAGACCGGCAACGAAGTCGAGGACAAGACGCGCACGAACGTAGCAATGCCGGAACTAAGCCTGATTATCCGCCGAAAGACAGCCCGCCTGACAGCCACACCTCCACAAATCAATTACACCGTGCCCTCCTCTGGCAACACAGACATAGCAGAAAAGCTCACAGCATGGTCCTACATGCAATTCGACCGCTCTGGGGAGTCGATGGAGCACAGGAAGCTAGTATCTTCCGCGCAGACCTTTGGATGGGGCGTCTCTAAGCTCTACTGGGATACGGTAGAGCAGAACAAGAACTTCTTTCAGAACGTAGCCACGATGAGCGGCAAAAGCCTTCGTTCGCTCGACGGCCAAGACTCCGACAACGACTCTGACCCAACCGACGATGAACGCGCTCAGGCTATCGCCAAGTACGGCAACACTACGCAAGTCCCGCAGAAGATCAGCCAGTTCGAAGGGCCGGTGTCGAAGAACGTCTTCATCGGCGACTTCTTCATGGAGCCTGGCTGCGCAAGCTTGAATCTTTCTGGCTGGTGCGTTGAGAACTACTGGGAATCCGATGTCTGGCTGAAGAAGATGCAAGCCAAGACCTATATAGACCCGGACGACCAGAGCGAGCAGCCGCTATTCGATCCGAAAGCCATCAAGGAACTTGCTGACATGCCAAGCTGGCAGCCGGTCTACCAGCAGCAGCCATTTGACTTGCGGTCACGTTTGCGCACGAATTCACTGGGGCAGACGTTGCCGCTCTGGCCGACAAAGCTTCTGAAGGGCAAGCGCTACGACATTCTGGAATGCCACACCAAGGACAAAGACGGCAAGTTCTGGATTGAGTGGATAGGCAACGAAAAGGTCTATCTTGGCAAGATGCCGTATCCTTGGGACTTGTACGGAAAGTATTGCTACACCGAACTGGTCCCGATGTTTGACTTACTGAGCGCTTATGGTGACTCGACACCGCTTCTACTCCGGCATCTCTGGCTTTTGCACAATGCAATTGTGGGTTCGCGCCGCGACCTGGTGGCGAATCTTCTTCGGCCATTGATGAAGATGAAAGCAGGAGCAGACCTGCCGGACGAGCAAATCGACCGCGTACTCTTCCGCGTGATTCAGATGCGCGACCCGTCAGCCATCGAGCCGATGATGGAGAATATCTCCCTTGGCCCGGCGATCCAGGCAGCTACCGAAGAAGAAGCACAAAACATCCGCATGATGGCGCTGGCCGAGCCAAACCTGACAAACGTAGAAACAGGAACAGACTCCAACCCGCAAGCAGGGAAGACTGCGACAACGGCAGTCCTTGCCGCCAAGTCTGCCGACGCTTTGACGCAATTCGAGATTGATTCACTCAATTGGTATCTGAAGGAGTCTGGCGAAAAGAAGCTGGCCATGCTGCAACAAACGGAGCCGGAGCAGGATCAGCAAAGCCCGAGCGGCTACAAGCCTATCAGCATTCCAGGGAAATACACAGGCCAAGTTGAAGGACTCAGCCAGCGATACGGCAAGGCGTCGGTAGTGAAACTCGACTTCATGGAACTTCAGCAAGAGATTCAAGTCGAGCCTGCAGCCATGTCCATGCTGTCGGTCGACGACGACATCCGCAGAAGTGCTGCTTTGCAGTTGGTTGAGATGGCAGGCCAGATGCCGGGAGTAGCCGACCCGTATTACTGCATGAGATTCTTTGCGGGGACGATCAGGGGCATTGACGCTGACAAGGCTGTACCGCCTCCGAAGCCACCACAGCCGCCACCGCCCAAGGTTACCGAGACAGTGGCATGGAAGGGCGAGCTCCTGCCTCCGGAAGTGCAGCAAGTGCTGTTCCAGCAAATGGGCGCGCAAGTAACTCCGCAGACACAGCAGAATATGCAGATTGACCACACCCTGCAAGGCATAGAAAAGCTATCCAAGGGCGCAGACCACGCTGACAACCTGATGAGCACCAAGTCTGCGGACGATGAGCCGGAAACGCCAATGAGTAAAAATGCCGGGAACGCAACCCCCTCTAAGACTAGCTGAGGCGCAACAGCTTTATGACGGCATCAACGATCCGTTGTTATCTGCGGGCCTTGTGGCTTTCTATGGAAAGCTTCGCAGCGAACATATTGAGCAGCTTCTGAGCGCTGTCAGGCAATCGGTACGCGACACGATGAAAGAGGCCAGGCTGGCCGGGAAAGTAGAAGCTTACGAAGATTCACTGCGAGAACTGCAACGATTCGCAGAAGAAAGTCTGAGAGGAGCAACAAATGGCTGAACAATTCGCACCACTCGAGGAACGCCGCATATCGGCTACAGACCTTCGGCCGCTGCCACGCACGGAACGGAGGCATGGAGCTCCGGACACGCGGAAGCCGGAAAAGCTGAAAGCCTCGCTCTGGCGGGTAAACTACTTTGGCGGAAACGGCGCACCGCTGACAGCACTGGTTGTGGCCATTGACGGCGACGATGCCGCAGCCTTCCTGGGCGTGGTGGACTCTTCAGGCGTGCAAGTCGTTCGCGACCGCTATCCCGTAGAAGTTGTCGGCGTAGACAAAGCGCACGACCCACTGAAGCCTATGCCCATCAATGTTGCTCCGCTCGAGCCTTCGAAGCAACTGACGGACGCCGAACTCGCTGCCTTGCGCGCCATGCTGGGAACGAAAGGTCCAGTCTACCAGGGTCCGGAACGCCGCAAGGGCGCCGTAGACATTCGCCCCATGCCGCGCGTTGAACGACGAAAGAAGTAAATGGCCTTTGTTCCTGATAGGACCGATGGCTGCATAGACACGGGCAATCAAGCGCTGCGTGTCAATGTAGTTGCCGGAGGCGCTGGCGGCAACAATCCCGCGGCTGGCGCTACAGGCTCGCCTGTTCCTGCCCAAGCCGATTACACGGCCTTCAAGGACGGCTCAGGGAACCTCATCGGCGTTAGCGCAGCCAACCCGCTGCCAATCACCGGGAGCATCTCTGCCTCAAATCCCAGCGTAGGGACAGCAGGGGCGGCAGCGCCAGCATCGGCCACGGAGATAGGCAGCATTGACGGCAGCGGCAACCTGCAAGGCGCCAGCGTCATCAGCGAACTGAATGCGCGCTACTACCTGAACGCCTATGCCGGGAACATGTTTGCGGCTATGAACACGGCGGCTCAGGCGGTAGCGCTGACAGGACAGACAACTTACACGGGGCTCATCGTTTACAATCCCGGCGGCTCCGGAAAGAATCTGGCGCTGCTCGAAGCTATCTTTGCTCCCACCATCGTAGCAGCCGGTGTCTATGCCATGCTGCTTTTTTCTCAGCCTATCGCTCTAGCTCCTCCGGCATTGACTGCTGGAAACTCGGCGCTGATCAGTACCAACCTGAACTCGGGCGCAAGCTCCGTAGCGAAAGTGGCGGCATCCTGCACGCTGGCCGCAAACCCTGTATTCTTGCGGCCTCTCTACGGATTTGGCTGGATTACGGCGGTGGCGCAGAACGCCATCGGCCTGAAGGACGAGCTGGCAGGCGGAATCATCGTTCCGCCGGGGAGCGCAGTCGGCTTTGTGGCGCTGACCACGGCCATCACCGGGCTTGCATATCTCTCCTGGGCGGAGTTGCCACTATGAAACGCCTACTCATTTTCCTCCTCTTCGCCACCTCGGCCGTGGCTCGCCCGCATGACTACACGCTCCATGCACCGATTGTGCCACCATTCGTTGAACTGGAAGCTATTCCTCCTCAGGTAAATACGTTCTGCGCTGCCAACCTGAATTGCACGGTCACAGGGACGTGGAGCTTCAGCAATCTAAGCTCGGCAACATTTACAGGGCTTGTGACAACCGGGACGGGAACAGACACAACCAGCGGAGATGTCCCACAGAACCTGAACAATGTTTGCGGTAGCGTAGCTTCTCCAATCATCGCCATAGGCTTGGGCATAAGCAACACCTGCACGCACAGCATCTTGTACTACGGCGGAGCGCCAATAGTACCGCCAAACGGATTTGCAGGCGCCACGCATCGGTCTGATTTGTATGTAGCCGCCGGGCACGATGTGCAATCCGCAGTAACTGAATATATCCAGGCAAACTGCAACGGCTTGAACTCTGGAGGAATCCTAAATGAAAACACCACCAACTGCCTGGCAGTCGTAGGAGGCACGGTCAACGGAGCGGGAGCTACATCCAGTCAGGTTGCTTCTGATTTCGTAGCCAAGAATTTCTCAACAGCTCTCGGCTCAAGATTGGTGCAGGCCTCGCAACTTCTAAGTCTTACTTCCAGATGCGCGGGATGGTTCGGGGACACCGCCTGCGACTACAGCCCGATGCAGACCAATGTTATTTTCAGCGGTTCTAATAACATCACATCTTATTTCGGTACAGCATCTTCCGCCACGGGAAAAGGGGCGCTGATTGGCGAGTTTCTTTCAGATGTGATCAACACCGGCCACGCCATCCTTCACGGAGTCCAAGTCGCTCGACCTGACAACGGGTACTGGTGCGGGGCGGCGATTACTTCCTGCGAGTTCATTGGAGCAGGCGAGCCCTACACGGTCATTGGCGGGCTTCAGCCGCTTTACTCTGACTCTCCAACCTACGGGGTTATTCACGGAGAGAAGGCGGCTAATTCAGGACAATCAAATGTCGCGGCCTTTTTCTCAACCAATGCCGGAACATCCTGCACCTTGCTGGCGGCGCCAAATGGAGCATCGGAAGTAGGCAACGTCTCGACCTACACATGCAACGCACCTATTTCAGGGAACTTTGCGGCAGGGAGCATTGCGCACATCACGGGAGTAGGGCAGTCTGGATACAACATAGATTGCGTGATACAAAGCGTAACCACGCCTGCATTCACATGCAATAATTCCAACATCACCACGGCAGTATCGAATATCAGCGGGGCAAGCGAGGCAGCCGGAACCGTCACTATCACGACCTCGGCCACCTGTCCATTCACGACCGGAGAAACGGTCACTATCGCCAACGTCCTGAACGGAAGCCCGCTGATAAACAACGGATACAACGGAGCCTTCACTGTCCTGACGCCCGGATGCAGCGGCGGGAGCACTTTCACGTACACAAATCCCGTTACGGGGCTTCCGACTTGCGCGTCTATCGGAACTTGCACCGGAGCTTCCGGCACCGCGCCACAAGTTATTGGAAACCCGTTGCCAGCCAGCGGCGCCGGAACAGTGGTAGCTTCTGCGCGCCAAGCGTTTACGGAATACCATGACGCTTCCAGTGTTTTGCATTGGGGATATGCTTCTCCTCCGGCAGGAAACGGCGCGGATACCATGACGCTTACCAATACCGGAGTGTTGGGACTTGTCAGCATCAACGCTAGTGGGAACGTCTTTGCCACGTCAGGGGTAGTCAGCGGAGCGGCCTACCGGACTACGGCAGCAACGCCTTCGGCCGCAGGGGCATTCCGGCTCGGTACAGCCGACACAATAAACTGGGAGAACAATGCCGCGAGCGGGAATCTCGCCCTTGCACACACTGCGTTAGACCAACTTCAATGGCCAGGGTCAATCGTTCCCGCCGTAGCTGGAACAGGTGACCTGGGCTCCACATTACTCCCTTATGGAAACCTCTGGCTCGGCACAGCAGCGACAAACAACTTCAAGTTTCAGCCAGCAGCAACAGCGGCGGCCCGCGTTATCAACCTGTGGGACTTTGGGGCGAATGGTCCTTCTACACAGAACTATCCTGGTATAACCATTCTAACCAGCCAGTACACCAACTCAACCACAGGATTTACAAACGTCACCGGCGGCAACACTTTGCAATTTCCGGTACTGGCCAACACGACTTACACTGCTGAATGCCATCTCTACTATCAGTCTGTGGCGCTTGGCGGCCTGAATATCGAGTTCACTGGACCTGCTGCACCAACCGCCGTGATCTACGGATTGAGCGAGCCTACCGCTCTGGGAACGACCGACAACTCGGTAGCGACTGCCTACAGCACTTCGCTGGGGAATGTGATCGTTACAGCAGCTACCAACTTTGACGCCCTTGTTTCCTTCTCTCTTATCAATGGGGCGAACGCTGGCACTGTAAATCTCTTAGCTAAGGCTAGCACGGCTGTGCAACTTCAGATTCAGGCAGGAAGTTTCTGCAAGGTGCAATGAGTTTCTCTGGGACACACCCAGAACTAGCCGGACCCACCGGCAAGGAGTAACAAATGGCAGATGTGACAGCAGCTCCAGAGCAAGACGCAATAGCGGATTCTCTGGTAAGCGAAGAGACAGCTGAGCAGGTTGCCGAGCAGCCCGGAGAGCAACCTGAACAGGAAGTCTCCGAGCAACCGCAAGAGCAGGAGCAGCAAGAACAAGTCGAGGAAACAGCCGAGGATTGGCTACCAACAGACCAAGACAAGGTGTTTCCCGACGAGGTTTATGCGCGCTACGCCCAGCGGTACAACTTGACGCCGGAGCAGGCTACAGACCCACTGTTGCGCCAACTGCTTCACGACAAGATCAACAGCGATATTTTCATCCAGCAGCAACAGCAGATAGAGCAGCAGGAACCTGAGCCGCAACCGGAACCAACCCGCGAGCAGCCGCAGGTAAGCAGGGAACAGCATTTCAACAATTTGGCGCGAGTTGTAGCCGAGCGCACCGACCCGGAAGTAGCCAAGCAGTTCCATTCCGAGTTTATGAGCATCTGGCAACGGCCTGCGGCAGAACAGCCGATGGCTTTTACGCAAGTCGCTTCCAAATACATGCTGAACCTCGTCAACACGTTTTTGCCGGACATGCTTCAAGCCCAACTAGGAAACCAGCTGGGCCAAGCCTTTCCCGGCTTCAGTGACATGTACGAACGAAGTTCTATGGCGATGGCCTGGGACCGCGTTCGCAACTCAGACCAGAGCTTTGCGAGTCTGCCAGCTTACGGAACGAAGGAATTCAGTTCCACGCTCCGAGAAGCTGCAGCACGCATACCGGGGTTTGACGAAATGCAGTTCACTGACCAGCAGGGAAGGCCTTTGCCTCCACAGCAGAACGCTGAACGCAAGTACGCCATGCTGGCAAAGATGGCGAGCGGCCAAAACGTGAATCCTCAACTGCTCCAGCAAGCTGCTGCTGCAGGTGCAAGAAACGCCCGCCGCGCCGATGTAAGGCGATCGGCAGGCAATCTCGGCTCCGGGCAATCACAAGGCGCAAGACAAGCTACCGGTTCCAGCAAGTTCCAGTCCAATCAGGATCTGTTCGACGATGAGACGATGGCACTTTACCAGCGGGAACACGGGAAGCTCTGAGCGCAGAAGGAGCTAGAACTTGTTACAAGTTTCACGCAGTTTCAATCAGATGGTTACGGACACCACCAACGTCCGCGACGTTTCGGAGCAGATGGTTTTGCTTGAACCGGACGCCGCGCCGCTGTTTGTCCTGACCAACGCCGCAAAGAGGAAGCAGCCGACAATCGGCCCGCGCTTTGAGTGGGTTGAAGACACGGAAGTTACTCTATGGGGCCAGTCTTCGGCAGGTTCGGACTGGTCTTCCGCGGCAACCAACATCCTGGTGGCAGACGGAACTATTTTCGGAGTCGGGGACATTGTAGCCGTTCCCAAAGCGGTCAATTCTTCCGCTGCTCCCGAAGTGTTTCTTGTTACCGCCATTTCCACCAACACCCTGACCGTAACGCGAGGCGTCGGAAGCTCCGGAGCAGACACTTTGCCTGCTACTGGCTCTCTCCGCGTCCTTGCTTCGGCGTTCAAGGAAGACGACAACGTTGGACAGCAGCGCTACACGGCAAAAACCGTGCAGATCAGCTACGCCCAAATCTTCAAGACGCCGGTGAAGGTCACGCACACCGCGGCATCCACCAAGCAGTACGGAGCTCCACAAGGCGAGCGGAAGTACCAGCTTGTCAAAGCGCTGATCCGGCACCGCTCGGAAATCGAAGGCGCCGGCCTGTGGTCGCGCGCATCAGAATCCCTGAACAGCCCATCTTCCCGGTGGACAACGATGGGATGGCTGTCGCGCATTGCCACCAACAAGACGGATGCCAGCGGCACGGCGACGATCACCACGTGGAACACGTTCTCAGAGACAGCGTTCCGCTATGGAGAAAAGCAGAAGCTTTTGCTGTGCGCTCCGAAAGTCATTTCAGCACTCAACTTCTACTCGCAAAACAAGTTGCTTACGCGCGTCGGCGACACTGTTTTCGGCGTGAAGATTGCGCGCTTTGAAATGGCCCTTGGAGAATTCATGCTGGCCAACGACTACCGCTTGGGGACTGGCGACGTTGGCTTCCCTGGCGGCAACTCCTTTGCCAGCCATGCCTACTCCATCGACTTGCCCAGCGTAGCAATTCGCTACCTGCAAGGCGGCGGAGACAACCTCATCGGAGACACCAAGCTGTTCGAGAACATCCTGCCGGATGGCTCGACCACGAGGACGGACGAGTACAGATCGCAGCTCGGGTGGGAGGTTCGCCATGAGCGCAAGCAAGCATGGTTGTTCGACGTTCTAACATATGCCTAATCAGTAGTTTACACAATTAACGAAAACGTGTTGACTTTCTCGTTTGAAACCAGTACGGTAACAAACAGAGGGCAACATGGAAAAACAATGCAGCCACTGCAAGGAAATCAAGGGGCTGGAACATTTCGGCCCCTTGAAAACCTCACCGGACAAACAGAAGTATATTTGCCGGGAGTGCGACAGAGAACTCCACAGACTTGGGTATGACAGAAATCCTGAACGGCTCAAGAAGCGCAGTGCAACGAATAGGTGGAAAGCTCGCAAGGAAGGGCTTTGTCTTTCCTGCTATCAGCCTCTCGGAGAGCGCATTGGAAAGGCGAAGTACTGTGCTCCGTGTGCTGCCAAGAATTCAGAAAGGCAAATCGAGCGCCGCAAGAAATATCAAGACGCCTGCTTTGAATTCTATGGCGGATGTAAGTGCGCCTGCTGCGGAGAGACAATTCGCATGTTTCTAACCCTCGACCACACCAACAACGACGGGTCAACTCACCGACGTGCTATCCTCGGCAGGAATAACGGTGGTTCTGGGGCGTTCTATTGCGCTCTTGTAAAAGCAGGGTTTCCAGAGGGTATACAGGTGCAGTGCTGGAATTGCAACTTGGGAAGAAATCGAAACGGGGGTATCTGTCCCCACAAGGAGATGTGAATGCTTCCAACCTGGAAATGCCTGAACTGCCAGAAGAAATTCAACATCGGCGAATGGCTGTGCTCGGACGGGCAGTCCAATCACGTAGTCGAGAGCAAGGAATATCTGCTCAACGATGCGCCAAGCGATCCGGGGCACCCGGCTCCTGGCAGCACAATCAACGTAGCTTTGCGTGACGGCCGGACGCGGGTTTGCAGCATCCCTCCGGACAAGCGTGTCGTCGTCAATGGCGAGACGCAACTGGTTCCCGGCGGCTATGTGGAGTTCATTCGCGGAGAGTTTCACACCGCGGATCCGGAGATTCAATACTGGCTGGACAAGAAAGGCGGATTCTGTACGCGCGAGCAGTGGAACATTGCTTGGCTGACAGAAGGCCAGCAGCTTTTGCTAGAACGCGAACAACTGGCAGGGATGCGGACGCGTCTAGAAAATGACAGAAACGAGCTATTGAGCCAAACGAAGCAGCGGGTTGCTGGTGGCTAAGTGCGGCAACTGCGGAGAGGAAGGGCCGCGCGTCCGTTCACGCTGGACTGAAGACAGCCAGCTTCCGGATGAGTGCCCAAACTGCGCACCAGAATCCTTTGGCAAGGTTACCGATCCCAGCGACAAGAAGATTTGGATGGGCTTTGAAGCGCACCCCAATGAATATGTAAAAGCCGAAGATGGCGGATACGACCGCAAGCCTGAATACCGCGCGGAGCAGGAAGCAAGACTCTCCGGCGAAACTCCTGAAGAACGGGAAGCGCAGGAAAGAGCCGTTGCCAAGAAGCGCGCCGAGCGCAGGACCGCGCCGATGGATTCCGTAGAACTAGCGATGGCGCTGCGCAAGGCCGAAGAGATAGCCGACTGGATGACACGCTCGGCAGCACAAGGGAGAGACGTCAATTAGCAAGCTTGACAAGCAGGTCCGAAGACTTTTGATGTCTCCTGCTGGCAGGTCTTCGCTCAAGCGGCAATTCGGAATCGATGTTGAGATAGCTGGGGAAAAGCAGGAAGAGAAGCCCACTGTAGTTATCCTCTGCCCGACGTTCCGGAGCCCTGAGCCGCAGACCAGAGATTCCGTTCTGGCCATGAAGAAGCTTACGATGGAATCGAACCGAGCGATTGTCTATGACGGGCCTTCCATGCAGTCAGCCATCATCCACTGGTCGCGCAACGCTCTCTTGACCGACCACCTAAAATCCGGAAAGCCTTGGACTCACGCCCTTCTGATTGACGATGACATGGTTCCCGAGCCGGATTACTTGCTCCGCTTGCTGGACCGCAAGAAAGACATCATTGTCGGGCTGTGCACTACGCGCGTTGACCCGCCAATGCCGAATATCAAATTCTTTGAGCAGGAGACAGGGAACTTCAGGCAGATCTGGGAATGGCCTGAAGGGCAGACATTCGAGATTGGCGGAGGCGGGACAGGATTCATGCTGGTTAGCCGCAGCGCTTTCGAGCAGGTTGCTCAAGTCTACTTTGAATGCTTGTGGGAGCAGGATTTTTACGGGATGGCCGGAGACAGGCTGCGCAAGTTGCAAGAGACTAGGCTAAAGAGATTCGACGATGACAAGACTTGCTTCTGGTTCCGTTTCCTTAGCACTCCTGTAGGCGACCGGGAGATGGGCGAAGACATGGGATTTTGCTACGTGCTCCGCAAGTATTGCGACATCCCCACATTTTGTGATTCATCGGTGCAACCAGGCCACATCGGGAAATACCCATTCGGGATACGCGACTTCCTGCCCTATCGGGAAGTGTGCATTGAACGGGCCAAGCGCGAAGGCACCTACAAGACGCAACCAAGGCTTGAGGCGGAGATTCAGCTTGTCGGCTAAAACAAAATATGATTACCACCTCTCTCACTGGTCGGACATTCAAGACCACTTGCCAAGGCTCAGAGCCGCCGCCCGAGGAAACTGTCTTGAAATCGGTGTTCGATCCGGCTGCTCCACGTCCGCTCTACTGGCAGGCATCGAAGAGCACGGAGGGCACCTCTATAGCGTGGACATCAACGACTGCCAGGTATTCCGAGGGCATCCTGACTGGACCTTTTACTGTGCCGACTCGATCAAGGACGAAGCCATAAAGAAACTCCTGGCCAACGACTATGAAGTGCTGTTCATTGACGGCGACCATACGTTTGAAGGAGCGATGTCGGATCTGGAATCCTTCGGGCCACGAGCCAAGCGCATCTTCATTCACGACGTTGATGCGCCTGATTACCCAGGAGTGAAACTGGCGGTAGAGACTTTTGCAAAGAAGACTGGCCGGAAAGTAACTTACTGGCCGGGAAGTTTTGGGATGGCTGAAATTGCTGGCCGTTGATGTACCCGGATGGATGTCGGAAATGGATTTGAACTGGCTAGGCGAACAGGCCAAGACCCGCGACTTCATCGTGGAAGTAGGTTCCTATCAGGGAAGATCTACAAGAGCCTTGGGCGAAAATGCCCGTGGCGTAGTCTATGCCATTGACGATTGGAAAGGCTTGAGAACGGTAGACCAAGGCTGGTGGGAAGCAGGAACTCCGGACGACGAACGCAAGACCCTGTATGAAAGGTTCTGCACGCACACAGGAGACTTGATGCTGGCTGGAAAAGTCATTCCTGTCAGGACGAACCACGATGACGTTCCGCCCTTGCCGGGCTTTGCCGACATGGTATTCATCGACGGCTCGCACGACTATCACAGCGTCAAGCGGGACATCCTGACTTGGCTGCCGCGCACCAGCTCAGGAGCGCTGATCTGTGGGCACGATTCGAACCAAGCTCCCTTGATGGCTGCGGTTGCGGAGTGCTGTCCAGGATATAAGCCCGTAGCAGACCTAATTTGGGAATGGGTGAAACCGTGAAGATAGCGGCATTCTATTCTGACTCTCCGTTTGCCGGCTGGGTGCAGTGCGAAGGATTTGCGGAAGTGCTCGCGCGCATGGGCCACGAAGTTACAGCCATCGGCGTCCCTCCGGTCACGCAGGTTACGCAGGCGATGGCCGACAAGGTGAACAAGCCGATAGACGATTGCGACATGGTGATTGTTTCCGGCCCTGAGCACTTGCGGAAGTGGATCCAGCACTTCTACCCTGGATGGGCAAAGCTGAAGTGCCCCAAGGTGGGCTGGTATCACGAATCTTTTGTGCGCGAGGACTACTCGCTGGAATACGCCAACTTCGAGCGCATGTTTGACTTCCACTTCTTTCCTGACCGTGCCGACGCCGAAAAGTACAAAGGCACGTTCCTTCCTCTGGGTGTGGACTACGAAATGTTCAACCCGGCGGTGGGATGCACCTATCCAGAGCGTGACATCGAAGTAGGCTTCATCGGCCTAATGTATCCCAAGCGGCAACGATTTGTCGAGGAACTCACTCCGCACCTTGGCGACATCAAGATTGACTACCGCACAGGATGCCAGTCGGAACGAGGACTCATCCCAGCGATCGGCGTGTGGGATTTCGAAGGGCTGAACATCCGGCGGTCGATGCTTCTGCTGGCGGAGACCTACCGCCGCATCAAGGTGTTTGTGACTTTCCCGAGCCTGTCCAATGTGCTGGTGGCCAAGGTACTGGAGAGCCTAGCTTGCGGTTGTGAGCTGGTAGCTCCAAAACAACCAGTGGAGCTTGGTTATCACTCATACGAAGGCGCATACCAGTGCGCGGATAAAATACGCTTCGCTCTTAAATGCGGGCACTCTAGCGATGAAGTCTACAAGCACCATAGGATGGAGTTGAGGTTTGAAGAAGTTTTCCGAAAGGCAGGTGTATGCGAGTCCTTGTCGCAGGCAGCGCAGGCTTAATCGGCTCAAACGTCGTGCGAATCCTGCGCGACAACGGCATATGCCCAGACTTGTGCGACAAACGTTTTGGATGGGATGCCCGCGACGTGCGCGACGGCTACGACCTCATCTACGATTGCGCAGCGCCCACGCGGGGCATCGGCAGCCACGACTTCCTTGAAACCGCGCAAGTGCCTTTGAACCTTGTGCAGCAGACCGACCACATCGTCTATCTGTCAAGCTCCTGTGTCTATCCTGACACTGCCTCTGTGCCAACTCCTGAAGCGGAAGGATTCAACGGAGAGCCCGAGGAAGCCAACCGCGGCTATGGTTGGGCCAAGCGTGTAGGCGAACTGGCGTGCCGCTACTCTGACGTGAAAGCAACGATTGTCAGGCCATCGAACATTTACGGACCATCCTACGATTGGACGAATCCCGTTAAGCATGTCATCCCGGCGCTCGTAGAGCGAATGCTAACAGGAGAAAGCCCGCTAGTCGTCTGGGGCAACGGACAGCAGACGCGCTCCTTCATGTACGAAGACGATTGTGCGCTGCTCATCGTCCGACTAGCTGAGCATGAAGGGACATTCAACCTTGGCGGCGAAGAATCAACGATACAGGAACTCGCCGAGATGCTTGCGGACATCACGGACTATCGCGGCGAGATTGTCTACGACAAGTCGAAGCCCGAAGGTCCAGCAAGAAAGGCGCAGAAGACAGAGAAGCTAGAAATGGCACTGGGAAGTTGGAAAGTTACGCCGCTTCGTGAAGGACTGGAGAGAACAGTACATGCGTTCAACAATTCAAGCACGCAAACTTACCGAAGAGCTTACTAGCTGCTGCATCGTATGCGCGAGCGGCTGCTTCTTCCGATATGAAATAACCGAGATGCTTCCTTCTGCGTTTGGAACATATGGTAGCGGCCCACCGCTTAACTACTTTGTGCCAAGTTGTTCCTTTGTATTTTTTGTTCTCTCTCTTCCTTTGGTTTTGGTGGTTCTGGGAATTCGTGCATTTTCTAAGGTTATCTATTCGGTTATCGAGAGTGTTATGGTTTTTATGGTCGCCGCGTTTCTTGGAACTAATGCCGAGGACTACATGATGCATCCATACATGTCGATGCTCTTCGTTGGTACGCCTGGCATAGAAGCTCTTAGTGTCCCTATTCCAAGAGGCATACCAGTTCCACTGCGAGAGATGCTCAAATTTGCGGGCATCGACGATCGCGTTTTGTCCTTTTGTAAGCGGGATAAGGCGGTAAGATTTGTTCAGTGGCTGGGTGACGGAATGTCGCTTCATTCGACGTTTCGGCATGAATCCTCCGCTAAAGGATTTGTGCTACCCAGCCATTTTATCACAAGGGGTGCGCCATCCAAAGGTCTGAAATAATTGAATTAAGTAATCAACTGAGCGAAAGAAAAGGCGAGAAGGTTTTAAGTTTGCAGTCGCTCTATCGCTTCGTGTTGCAAGACATCTGCAAACGGCAGAGATTCTGGTGGAGACGCATCCAGGTCAACTTCTCGCTGACAATAAATCAGCCTACTTACGACCTGACGAATTCCACACTGTTCCCTTCGCTCGCCGAGATTGCCATAGATGAAATCACGAAGTTTACGCTCATCACCTCGCCGAATCCACTGCAGGTAGCGGAACTTACTCCGGTCTTCGATCCTGAAACGCTGATCGAGATGCAGAACAATACGCAGACACAGCAACCGGGTCGCTACACAATGGCGTCTGGTGACTGGAAGACACTGCTGATCGACCCGCCGGATGCATCGTACAACGCCTACATCATCGGATGGGGGATGCCGAATCCTGCAAGCGACTCTGCGAACGACAACGTTCCACTAATTCCTCCTTACGGCCACAACACGATTGTCTCGGGGATGAATGCCAAGATCTTCAAGTTTGCGTATGGCAGCAAGAACGAGAAGACCGTGGACGCCCAAGAAGAGTACGAGCAAGGACTGCAAGACCTGATGCAGCGAAAACAATTCGATCCCAACTACAAGCTCCAACTGAACCTCAATGAGTGTGCGGTACGTTCAACGTAAATGGCCGAGCTTCTCCCTTTTGAAGAAATCGACGCAGGAGGGGTTGACAGCAGATCGAATCCAATCAATCTGCCGCGCAACCGGGCGCTCAGGTGCCTCAACTGGTGCCCCAAGCAAGCAGGCTTTTGGGAGCTTCGCTGGGGCTACTCGACAGTGACCATGAACTCCGTAGCAGCTTCTCCGATCCACAGCCTGTTCCCGTATCGCCAAGTTACCGGAGGAAAGTTCGTACTGTTCATGTCGAATGACAAGACACTGAAGACGCTGGACACCTCGAGCGGCATCGTCACGACTCCCGCTCTGCGAGGGGCGTCCGTAGCTTCCATTTCCAAGGGTGCAGGATTCTTTGCCAACAACCGCTTCCACTACGGCAACGGCACAGACCAGAAATGGTACGACGGCACTACATGGAGAGACTCCGGCTTGCCTGCATTGACTTTGACGCAGGTGCAGAATGTTACCGTCGTGGAAGGCGTAAGAGAACTGACGATTGCGCAGGCGGCATCGGTTACGGTTACGCAGGGAGCTGGAGGAACATTCCCTGCAGACCTCCTGTCAGGAAGGCTTGTCTATGTTGCCATTTTTGAGCTTGGCGTCAATGAAATAGGACCAGCGACCATCTCCGTAGCTACCGGGCGCATCGTGATGACGTTGAACAACAAACTGACAGTTGCAGGACTTCCGAACCTGAGCACAGTAAACGCGGCTTGGGTAAAACTGATTGCCGGAACGACCGACGGAGGAAATCTAGCCTACTTTTTTACCAACACAGCTACCAGCGTTGTCTCCTGCACGCGCACAGGCAGCGCCCTGCTGGTAAATTCCACGGCTCACGGCCTATCGGCTCAGGATGTTGTCATTCTAACCGGGACAGGGAACTTCGATGGCATCTACTACGTTCATGCATTCATTGACGGAAACAACTTCACAGTGACGTTGCCGTCGGGAAACACCAGCGCAAACACCGGAGCAGTGGGAACGGTCAAGCGAATCGTGCAGGCAGCCAACGCTACAACTTCTGTTGATGTGCTGGCGCCAACGCAGGACACGACGTACCAAGTCAACCAGAACCGTGGACTGGCAGCATCATCCATCGGCGGGTCAAATCCTGGATTCCAGTTCTATGCTTCAATCTACAATGTGAATGGAGGCGGGCACGTCGGCAACCGCATCGCTATCGGCACAAGAGTAGCCGAGACGGCTTATCGGTCGAACTGGAGAATTACAGGACTTCCTGACCTTTCAGGAACGGACACGGAATGGCAAATCCTGATCGGCAGGACCGGAGACGGTGCCGTCGTTCCTTACGCCGTCGCAGATAATGCCGTGAACTGGGCGGTAGTTCCGAATGGGCAGACTAGTTACACGGTCTTGCAGGCAAACATTGATGGCCAGCACGAACTGCCTACACGCAACGGCATCGTTCCTTCGCAGTGCAATATGTTCTGCCTGGCAGGAGACTACGCCTACTCCGCCGACACAAATTCACCAACTTTGAGACGTTCCGGATCTTTTGCGGACCTTCGGGCAGGCTTGTTTGTAGGGATGCCAGAGCAAAGCTGGGCGCCAAACGATATTGACACCTTTCCGACTGCCGAAGCCATGACTGGAATGTTTGAGATTGACCAGGAAGTTTTCTGCGGAACGCTGCATGACTGTGCTTTGTCTGTCAACCTTGCAGGCATCCAGCAGTGGACCGGGCCGTGGGCGGTAGGCATAGCCGGGCGCAGGGCAGGAACGAAATGCGGCGCACAGGGATTCTACTGGGTTACCGGAGACAAGCAACTCTGCACGTTTTCCTCAGGTGTCCCCGTAGGCGCTAGCGATGAATACGAAATGGCCGAACTGGCGCAGATTGGCGACCAGTATCTCTCCGCCGTGGAATGCGTCTACTACCGCGATGTGTCTAAAAACAAGGAAGAATTGCGGATCGAAGCACAGAAATCCGATGGCACGCCCTACACCATCATCCACGACTTCAAACTTAAGGAAGTGTATTCAGCTCCAGGATCGCTTTACGGGCAGGGCTACAGTGCGCAATTCTCTGGGCCTCTAGTGGCAGCTTCGGGCTGGGCCATCGGAGTAAATTCGAGTGGCCTACTGACATCTACTCCGACAGCTATCGCTTCATCTCCCAATCCCGCCATTATGAAAGATTCTTCCGGTAACTTGTGGGTGCTGGCAGTAAACGCTATCGGGTCACTGACTACAGGGCCAGTGCCTACCGGGTCGCCTACTACTGTTTTCCTTAACGATCCTCTTAATTTCACCTCGTGGCAGATCGGTGTTACCACGGCTGGACTTGTGACCACTTCTCCTATTCCTTTGGGGTCTTATCCAACATCGCTTGCCATGAACTATGCCGCGCCATTCTCTTCGGCACTCATCCGTGACACCAATGGAAAGCTGCAAGTCAATGCCGGTTCGACGACCGGCCAACTCTATCAGCTTTACACCGGAGCAGATGATTCCGGAAGTCAGTACACTGCAGACTTGATTCTCCTGCTGAATGGCGGCCCCAACCGTCCAGATGCTCCGTTCTTCGATTACTACGGCGACGCCAACGTCAATGTCACTATGGGCAGGAACCTCAGTAGTTCTATTGCTGCTGGGGCGCAGTGGGGCTTCGATCCGCCAAACTCCGATGCCGACGTGGCGCAAGCTGTTCCGGGAGCGGAACAAGACTTTCTCTATCGCATATTCCTTGTTCCCCCAGAAGTGCAACGTCTGTATGTGCGATTCAAACTGACTTCGCATTCAGCGGATGGCAACCTTAACCTGAATAATCCCATTCACGTACCTCTTGAAAGCTACGGACGCATCTACGAACTGGTGCCCGCGCAGGGCGATGAGCGAAGCCGATGAAAGTCATACTCAGAAGCTACGGCATCCGGCAGGACGCACAGCAAAAGACCGTTGCCAAAGCTACGGCACGCGACTTGACGCTGACGCGCGGAACAGCGCAAGTTCCACAACCGCCAAGAGAACTGATTGCACAGTCAGGCCCAAGAGGTATTCTTGTGACCTGGAGCTTGCCGTCAGGGCTGAACACCGACATCCAGCGATGGAGAGTATACAAAGGCGATGAGAACACGCTATACGCCGACATCAACGACCGCGGAACACGACAATGCTTTGTCGAAGCTACGGCCGGGGCCACGCCCCCAGTAACAAATATTTTCATTTCTTCAATGAACATGCTGGGCGTGGAATCTCCTAAAGTCCAGGTGCAAGGCGCGGCAATCGCAGAAGCAGGAGCTCCCGCCATGCCCAGCGTTCCTCCTGGCTACACTTCAGGAAACTCCGGTGGCGGCAGTAAGGGAAGGAACTTCCTGTGAGCAAGATCTGCGTTATCCCGATCGACTTCCTTGGCCAAGGTGCGCTGCTCGAGCCAGCCGACCGGAAGCTGCACGACATGGCGGTAGAGTATTGCGCGAGAGAGCTTCAGGACGGCAAGGACTTGAACCTTGCAAAGTTCAACAAAGTATGGGTTGCCGTAGCGATGGAAGGCGAAGAGTACAAAGAGATTCTTGGCATCACAGGATTCGTGTGGCGCATCGACTTGCCAGTGTTTCGCGTTTCAGGAGACAGGGCGGACAGAACGACGCATCTCTTGGCAGAACGGTTGCACAGTTACTTTCAGGACCAAGGCGCGCGCGGGACGGAGCTATTCATACATATATCGAGCTTCGAGAAGCCCGAGCAAAAATGCGACAAGTGGGAAGAGTCACTGGCAATCCAGGGCGCAAAGCTAGCAGATAGATTTTTGGTTAGGATTTAGGAGGGCCTATGGGCGGAGGGCCGACCGCGCAACAGAATCAGGCAGCTACAGCGCAAACAAACCTAGACACCCAGCTTGGGCAAACCTTTGGCAAGCAGGAAGCATTCTCGGAGGCCCAGCAAAACAAGGCGAACCCTTTCTATTCCAATCTACTAAGTGGCGGGAATCCGTACTTTGCCAATCAGACCGACGCCCTGTCAGGAAACACAGCGCAAGGCTTTGCGCCCGCAAAGGCACAGCTGGAACAGAGCCTCGGGCAGAACGCCAACGCTCTCCCGTCAGGATTTGCAACTGGAGCAAGGTCGGACTTGGCGGCGCAGCAAGGGCGGGCCTTCGATCAGCAACTCGGCGGAGCGCAGCAAGGGAACTTGGCGGCCAAGCAACAAGGGGCAGCCGGGCTGATCGGACAAGCACAGGTCGCAAATCCGACCGCGTACAGCGGGCAAGCTACACAGGGAAACAGTAGCGTTATGAACGCGCCGCTTGCAAAGCCTGGACTTGGCGGACTTTTGGGCGGCCTGGCTGGCGGCTTGGCCTCGGCAATACCTTTCGTTTTCATAATGGCGGTGATGACATGGGTGCATTAGGCGCAAGCGGCATGAACGTCAACGGAACCGGCCAGAGCGTTGGCGACTTGAAGGGCATCGGTTATTCCGACAGCGACATCAACACAATGGGCACGTCGAAGACTCCCTTCCAGAAGATAGCGCAGGGAGCCACCAAGGGACTCGCGCAAGGCGTGCAGAATTATCAAGGGCAAAACGCCATGATGCGCCAAGGAGGAGGCGGAGCAATGCCGCAAGCGGCCGGAGCCGCTCCCGTTGACTCCTCGTACTTCGCTCCGCAACAGAACCAGATGCGCAAACCAATGCAAGGAAACAACACAGCGTTCTACGGGCAGAGTTGATGGGCCAAATCTTCAGCCAACTAACCAAGCAAGGCTCTTCGTTGCAGGACCCAAGCGGCCAGACAACGGCTGTAGGCGATCCGAACAAGATCCTGGGAGCAACGAGCCAGATGATGCAAGGCCGCGCATCACAGACTCCGCAAGCGTTCACGGACCCCAGCAACCCGTTTGCTTCTCCGAATCAGCCTCCCCTGCCACGTATCGGCCAAGCATCCCCACAGGAGGCAGCAAGCCTTGGAGCAACTCCCGGCGGCGCCAACGCCATGTCACCAGCACTGACCAAGGGCGGGAAGCTGGCTACGATTCTCAGTTCTGGCCTGCAAGGCGCTTTGGCGGGGCGGGCAAAGTCCGAGGAGACAGTAGCGGCCACAGGAGGACGTCGGTCGGGCGGCGTAGGGATGGGCTTCGAGGCGGGCTACGAGCTTCCGTGGCAGCGCGAGCAGAAGCAACTCGGCCTTCAGCAGCAAGCGGCACAGGTGGAAGCCACCAAGGCACAATCGCAGATGATCAACACGCCAAGCGGGCCAATGCCTGCATGGCTGGCCAAAGCGATTCTGCCGGCGAGCATCAAGGGCGGAGCAGAGGTGCAATCGGCAGGGATCGGGGCGCAGAGCCGTCAGAATGTGGCGCAAGGGCAGCAGCAGAGTCAGGAAAAGATTCACCGCTACCAGCCAATTCCTGGTGTTGGAATGTTCGATTCCCAGACTCGCCAAGTCATGCCGGGAACCGAGCAAGGCATTACCATCACTCCGGAGATTGCCAAGGACCACAACCTCCCTGACGAGTTCATCGGCAAGCCCATGAAGATCAGCGACCTGAACGGCATGATGCGGTTCGAGAATCAGCAGCAATCGCCAATGATGACCGCGCAAGGGCCTATCGTAATAGACAAGAAGACCAAACAGGCTACCCCTGTTTCTGGCCCCGGGGGGCAGACGTTCAGCCCGCCATCTCTGGCCGCTCCGCGAGAAGTGGGCGACGTAAACAATCCCGGCCAGACCGTCAATGTTCCTGCCGGGCAATCTTTTGGGAAACCGGGAGTGCAATCCGCCAGCGTGCAAGTGCCCAAGAAGGCACTGGGCGCCGAAGTTCCGTCAAAGATTGGCGACATAAAAGTTGGATTTACAACGGCCATTTCTCACGCGGACATGCTGAGACAGGCCGCAAAGGCGCTGAACAACGGGGATCAGAGAACGCTTGCAGGGCTTTCCAACCGCGCGCAGACTGAGTTTGGCGACTCTGATTTGACCAATTTCGAGTCTATCGCCAACGCCTACAACCATGAAGTTACGAACGTCATTGCCAAGGGGCACATCACCGACTCGGAAGTCGGAACAGGCAACCGCACGCTTCCATCCAATGCCAACTACGCGACGATCGACCGCGTGCTCAGCAGCTATCAGGCTTTGATGAAGAGCAAGATGGACAACCTGAACAAGCAAACCACTGCGGCGGTCAACAAGTCGCAACCGAAATCGAAGAACAATGACCCGCTAGGAATCAGGCCGTGAGCGCAACCCAGCAAACCCTTGCTCAACTGGTTAAGTCGAAGTACCCCGGCGCTTACGATGACATGGACGACTCCTCGCTCGAGCAAAGCGTCCTAGCAAAGCATCCTGAGTATTCAGACCTGCCAAGAACTCAAGCGCAAAAGCCTCAAACGCAGGAATCTCCTGTGCTGAAAAATGTTCCTTCGGCTACAGGTATAGGCCCGCAACCTTCCACATTCTCTAATTTCCTTAGCCGCATGGTGCCACACTCGCTTAGCGATGTAGGGCTCCCACTTAACGCTCTTGGCGGAGCTATAGCTGACAAACTCAGGCAACAGCCAGCAAAAGTACCAGGGACATCGACTTCCGTAGGGCAGGCAACGCAAAACGCCGGAGACTTCGCGGACATAGCAGGGACGGAAGCTAGTGTTCTTTCGCTTCCGGCGGCCGGTGAGGATGCTGTAAGTGCCGTTCGTGGATTACGCAATGGAGGTGCTGCTGACGCTTTGGCTGCTGGCAAAAACAAACTAGCTAGTTGGATGCGCAAGCCCGCTACGGCCGCTCAGTCGCAGGCAGGCGTTCCTGGAACGGTCAGGCAGATTCCGTTCATGCCAAGAGTAGCGCAACCCAACATCCCGGAAGCGTTGGTCCCGAAAGGCGAACTTGGCACGCCTACGAATCCAGGGCCATTCAACAAGATCCCATCGAGAGTCTCTGCTGACATGCGTGGCGATCCGATTGAAGCCGCTGAGAATGCCCGGCTAGGGCCGAATGCTCCAGCAGCGCAAGCCACCGCTCCGCCTAAAGGGCAAGTCATCCGCCTTCCGGAGCCAAATCAAGCCGTCCCGCCAATCAACCCTAAATACATGGCGTCTGTCCCGCGCAGGCAACTGGTCGGCCTCGGGAAAAGCGGAACACCGGGAGCCGGAACGCAGTTGCAGCAAATCGGCAACAAGGTCATCTACACGCCGCCGGAAGGCTATCCAGGGCCAAGGCCGTCAGTGCAACCAGATGTCCAGCCAGATGTCCTGCAAGGCAAGATGCCGTGGGAAACGCAAGGCACTACAGCCACAACGCCTGCCCCATGGGAGCAGCCAGCAGAACAAGCCCCGATGAGCGACCGCGAGGCTGACGACATAAGACTGACGATGAGAGAACAGCATCTCCAAAGCGAAATTGGCAAGTTCGATCGCCGCGCGCCCGGTGCATCTACAGCGCCGCGCAAGCCTCGTCCAGGGCAGAATCCCTTGCCGTGGGAAGGGCAGCAATAGATGGGTTCTACGCCGGCCAAATACTTCCTCCCAAGTGCCCCTTATGGAGCCTCACCGGCTGCCAACGCGCTCAATCCAACGCAGCCCGCGGCGACGAATCCGCAGACGCCCCTCTTGCCGCCTAACTTTCAAAGCGGAGGCAACGTAGCCAGCGGGACAACGCCAAGCGGAGCACCCAACCCAACAGCGGCCGGAACAGGAAACCCCTTCTCGCCAGCCGGAGCAAACAATCCTTACGGACAGAATCCCATGAACTCTTCCTCTAACCCTATGCTGAAAGCGCTGTTTGGGATGGCTCTTCTTTTGCTGCTCTCGGTGCCGGCGTGGGCGACGACGACGGTTACCGGGTCATTGCAGAACCTTGGCACGGGCACGGTTGGGCAAGCGGCATTTGTGCGCTTCTGGCTGCGAGGCTGCGGCGGGAACATTCCGCGCGTGAATGGTACAGCGGTCATCGCGCCAAGCAATGGTGGCGTCTACTACTTTGACATGATCGCCAACTCTTCCGGGGCCATCACGGGAACGCTATACAGTACGCGCGACTCAACAGGGCTGCTCGCTGGGGACATTGAATGCGGCGGGTCCAAGCTGTCAGTTTTCTACGGAATGCAAGTGTACGTTGGCGGGAAGGGCGGAGCAGAGATCCCGGTCCATGCCAAAAACGGCGTCACGCTGGACATCACGCAGGTTGTGCCCATCAGCCAGACTCCGCCAGTCACGGCCCCTACAGGAGATTCGACTTATTGCCGGCTGGATGGCGCGAACGGATTTTGCAAAGCCGTGGTTGCGGTCAACTTCACGACTGCGGGAGCCACCACGAGCGATGTGCTCACGGTTACAGGCATGACTGCGGCGGGGCACTGCATCCTGAGTACGTCAAACGCACTGGCAGCAACCGGGCAGGCAGCAGGAACCACTTGGCTCGATACGCCCGGAGCGAATGTCATCACCTTGCACCACACGAACACCAACGGGCAAATCTTCACGGTATTTTGCACGCCCAACTGAGTAGACCATGAGAAAACTAACGCTTATTCTCGCCTTCCTTCTGGCTGGCAGAGCATTTGCCCAGCAGGGCATCCCAGTGCGAAGCCTGAACGGATCAGGACCGCCCAACGCCAATCTGGCCAGCGTGGTCGGCACGGAATACATCGACATCAGCGCAGGAACCTTGTACGTCTGCACGGCGGTTACGCTGACGCCTACAGTCAGTTCATGCACTTGGACGCTCGGCGGCGGGGGCTCCAGCACAAGCGTAGCCAGTTTGCCGTTCGGGAATAACGTCTATGTTGCTCAATCCTGCCCTGCGACCACGCCTCAATGTTTCGTGGCGAACGTCAACGTTCACGTAACAACCAACGCAACTTACACGAATACCTCACAAAGTGTCTCTACGCTATCCACTGACCCAGCCTTTGTATCTGGTGCATTTCCTGCCGGGGACGTAGGAAAGATCGAGTTTGGGGCGGGGAACTGTCCCGGCACGGTGAGCAACTGCACCTATCAAGTGCCCCAGGGAACGATAACGGCAGTAAACAGCGCGCACAACATCACTGTATCCATAGCGGCTACGGGGACGAACAGCGGCACAGCCAATGCAAACAATTTTGCGTGGGGCAGCGATGACGGGCCACAACTTGTCTTGGCATTTCAAGCCCTGTTCCCCAACACTTTCACTGGCGCTAGCTTGATTCCTGAGCCTAGCAAAGCTCTAATTTTGCCGTCCGGATTGATGTTTACCAGCGTCAATCCATTCATCACCTCGTCTACGACATCAAGCAATGGCGGAGCAATCCGAGGAGTAGGGCCGGGCAGCACGGTAATTATCCCTCTCCCAAAAATGAACTGCAGTCCTACGGTGGTGGGAACGGGGTGCCTGTTCTCCGACGTTGTGCCGAATCTTGAGAATAATGGTGAGAATCTCCCCGGCTGGCACGTTGCTGACTTAACTTTTTGGGGCCTTGGAACTGACGTTGCGGATGCCGGAGCAACCATCACGTCAGGCTCTTCGGGGGTTTACACGAACCTGTTCGATGAACTGGATAACGTTTGGGTAGTTGGCTGGCTCTGGAACATGGGTGCCACTAAAATCATTTATGGACTGAACAACCATACCGGGTCCACGTTCATAAATTCAGGTTCCGTAGCAGGCGGGGATATTGCCTGTACGTCCACCCCGAGTATCAATGCTATCTCTTTATGGATTGGGGGATCATGCGGCGGGACGGGAGGAACTTCTGCAAACGGCGCGGCTTTCTACAACAATGGAGCAGATAACCACGAATTGACCGTCACGGAGGGCGTATATTTCAACCAAGACCTCGGAGGATTCACAATAGACGAACGGAACCAGCAGGGTGTGTGGATGGATCATGGTAGCGAGTTCACTGCTGGTGGGTTTCTGAATGCTGGAGCCAACGCTTCTACTTACTTCAATGGCTCATCGGTTGGACAGTACGGAGGCGGATCGAGCGCCCTTGGCATCTCTGCCGGAGTCGTGCATTTGAACAACGTGTTTTTTGCTGCTAGCGGCGCTCCGATTAATCAAACGGGCGGCACGATCTATGACGATTGCGGGAATGGTGTTCTCCCAGGAACGGCTCCGGTTATCACCAATCTCTATGGAGCCTGCTCCATTACAGGAGTTGCCGATGTTGCTGGAAACCACGTGCTCACCTCTGGCTGGGGGACGGCAAACGTCAATACCGTAACTGGATCAGTTAACGATGTGCGGTTTACTATCAGCGTAACGGCGGGAGTGCCTGCGGCAAGTCCTGTT